GTTTTTGATGTTAAAACTCATCTGATGAATCTGTTTTAGAATCTCAGAGAGTGTATTAAGTGTTGTCTCATAAAGAGCAACCTTCATTTCGATTTTATTAACAGTCTCATCAACCGCCACCCACGACGGGACCTCCGACTTAATGAGTTTGTAGTTGAATGGACTGTCTTCGTACATGTCTGGAGTACCACGGCCAGAATAATAAAGAGTTCTAAGATGTATGATTCTGTTTTGCTCTTGTCTTGCTTTCTTAAGAAGGAGTGTATATTCATTATGTAAAGTGAGATACTTTGAATGTAGTTGTGGTATTTTGATGGAGGCAGAGTCAAGCATCACATCATCAATGACGCTGTCTCTCTCCCACATCTTTTGAATCTTGTCAATATCCATAAGGATATTATATCACACGGCAGGTCCTTGTGGAAGCAACACATCACCTCTTTCTGTAATGTGTTGATACATCATTGATGCATCAGTAACTTCTGCTGCTTCTCTAATCTTATAGTCAAACCAATCATACCTGAATGTGACTTCTGCTGTAAAGTAATTGATGTCTGATACAGTTGCATCAAAGTTTAATGTAGTTAGAGAGATAGGAAACGCATCTTTGAAGATAAACTCTGACACTGGTTGGTAGTTACTTGACATAACAACCAAGGATACATCACTTCTCCAATTGTTATTATAGAAGGGTTCATAATCAATTCCTGCAGGATTCACCTGTGGATACTGTCTGTCAAATGTAAACTCTCTCTGCTCCACTGGTGTTGTGATTCGTCTAATCCAATCATGACACTGATAATAGTTCTTCATGTTCTCGTCAACCAAGAACCTAATCACTAGAGGTTCATAATACATCTCATCACCAGGTTGGTAAATCTTATTCACACTGGTGGGTTGAATTGCTGTTTCCATTGACACCGCAGGAACTGATGCTGACTGACAAAAGAAATAAGCACCAGGAAGTTTATCAACAAGAAACTCAAATCCAATAGGAGATAAGAAGTTCCTGTTCTCAATCTTCCCTCTTGCATTAGGAGGAAGGGATCTGTTGTAAGATTGTTCTGCCATTATTTGTCAACCTCTAGGTTCTGAAATGTGTGTTCCATAATACATTTATTCAATAAGTCTCTCATGAACCAAAGAAACTCCTGCTCCTCATAAGGTCTTGCTGGAGCTCCAGGCCATTTCTCAATGGAGTAATCAACGACACCTTTTAGCGCTCTGATGCCATGGATACTGAAAGCAAGTTCAAAGTTGTTTTCTTCCATGAACTTATTTATGGGCAATAAAAAAGAGAGGCCGAAGCCTCTCTGATGTTCTCTTTTTAGAGATGAATCACATAAGATTCTTGATAGAAACTCTACGATAGTAACGGTTGGTGTTGTCGGAGATACGACCCAAGCCTTGGTTGCCAGTACCGCCGGTGACGTCGATAGGACCTTCAGCGAAGGGGTTAGCAACGATGCCGTAACGAGTTTTGAAACCAATGTTAGGCTGGAACGTTTCAGCCGTCACACTTCTCACCATCTGGAGAGGCACGTAGGGGCAATAGAAGAGTCCAGCGTCATAAGCGTTGGTACCTTTATAACCAGCCACGTAGTACTGAGTGTCAGAAACGTTGGAGGAGAAGGGGTCGATGAACACTTTCAACTTACCATTGATGGTTCCTGCAAACAAGTTGCCGGTGTCATCAACGTTCAGGTTGGCGTTCAATGCTGGGGTGTAATCAAGTACACCAGCCATCGTAAGTGCGGAGGCAACATCTGAAGAACAGATGATCATGTTGCCCTTGCCTCTACGAGTGAGGTTGGCGATTGCGTTACAATCTCTTTCAATCTGGAACAGAAGACCTTTGAACTTCTCAACGCTCCAACGTCCATTGGAGTCGAGATCCAAGTCAAACGTACCAGCGGCGTTCACGTTGTTCTGAGCACCAGGCTTAGCAGTTCTGTAAACGGTTCTAACAACTTCTCTGTTAATCTCAGCGAGAATCTCAGAAGAAAGGATGTTAGCCAGTTCAGCTTCAGCGTCCAAACCATGAATGGCTCTCAAGTCCTGAGCCAGCTCCATGCTGTACTGAGCCTTCAGTGCTCTACCTCTTGCTTCCACCACGACCTTCTCAATCGAGAAGCCCATCTGACGGAATTCTTTACCAGTCTCACCAGCAGACTCAAGGTCGCCAGTTCCAAGACCGCCACCAGCGCCAACGCTCAGGTCAGCAAGAACGGGATCGTAATTAGCACCACCTGGATCAGCTACGTCATAATCAGCACCAGTTGCAGAATCAACACCAAGCAGAAGACCTGGGTCACGATCTGGAGGTGTTACACCAGGAACGTTGGGGTGAGTCGTGGCTGGAGTGTTGGTGAAGTTGTTCAATCCTGCAGAGAAAGTAGGATCGGCTTCATCAAACAGTGCTTCGTTAGGACCTTCAGGACCGTCATACAAGGCTCTCATCGCGAAGATAAGACCTGTAGGACCAGACATAGGCTGAACGCCTGCGATGTCATAAGCAATCAGGTTAGGCATCGAGCGTCTGATCAAGCTGATCAGTACGGGATCGAAACCAGCGACAGGACCTTCAGCGGCTGCGGAGTTGGTGAAACCACCATCGCCAGCAGACATCGTAGGTGCTTCAGTGAGAAGACCTGAGGAAACGCCCATGGCGCTTTGCTCACGGAGGAACTTCTCTTGGTTCTCAAGGAGTTGAGCGGTGACTGCCTTTCTGTAGGAATCTTTGATCTCAGGAAGATCTTGATGTCCCAGAATAGGTGACCACTTCTCCTGTAAATGTTGTGTAGACATTGTTTGGAAAAATTGTTTGGGTTAAAAAATTACGAAATCGTTCTACCGATTGCTGCGGCGTAAGCAGCCATGCTTGGGCTGATGCCGTCATAGATAGAAGGTTCGACAGGCTCTGATGCTTCTTCAGAAATCATTTGACTTCCTTCAGTTGCACTTTCCTGAGTAGGGGTTTCTGTAAAGCTCTCCTTCAGGATGTTGAGCTTCTGTCGGAATACAGTTTCACTTTCAAATTCAACGCCTTCAGAGAGATGTGCAAGTTTCTCCTTACCTGCTTCTGTCAAGTCCCAAGCGGCTTCTGCTACGAGAGCGCCTCTTTGGAATTCAGACATACCAGATTGGAGTTTTACGTTTGTCTCAATTTGCTCGTTGAGCTTGTCTTCCATATCATCAAGCTTCGCAACCATCGATTCAAAGATGTCGTACTTCTCATCGGGAAGGGTTACGTAGTGGTCTTCAAAGAGACCTCTTAGTCCTTGCATAAAGGACTCAGAAAGTTCGTTGCGGATTCCGTTCTCCACAACCAACTTGTTTTCTTCCAGCCATTGCTGTGAAGTGTAGTTGAGGAATCCCTCTACCTTCTCAGCGATGTCTGTAATCTCTTGCTCGAAACGAGCTGAGAATTCTTCTTCCAATCTGGTAACTTCCAGTTGGAGTTTTTGGTTCAGTGCAGACTCAAAGATTACTTTGGCCTTCATCTTGAACTCATCAGAAGCGTCATGATCACCTGAGAGTTCGTCCATCGCTTCACCAGCAGTGGCATCAATGTCTTCTTTGGTGGTCGTGGGCTTTGCCTGACCTGGTACTAACGATGCCTTGATTGAAGTGTCAGGACCTTCGTTAGAACGTCCACCATCATTACCTTGAGTGCCTGGAATAATGTTATCACCAAGCTTTTCCATGCCACCAGAAGCAGCACCAGCTTTGTTGTTGATAACAGTATTGGTTTGGCTTACACCATCACCATAAGACATCTCAGCAGAACCATTGTCTGCCTTATAATTTTGGTTGGTAGGACCGCCCTTGTCCTCAATCGAAGTACCGCCAGGTACTACAGAGGTTGGGACTTTAGCCATGCCCTCTGGGGCACCAGCCTTGGCATTTACTGCCGTACGTGATTGAGCCATTGTTTAAATTACTTGTTTCAGTTATTTATTCAGAAGTATTTAGAGGTTGTAAGAGTTTATACTATAAATCTTACGGGTAACTAACCCATGAGCAAGTCATGGAATCCTTCTAAGATTGCCTCATTGAGGCGAGTAACGGGTGCATTGTTGATTGCATCCTTCACTCTTTGCACATCCTGCTCTTTGAGAAGTCCGTTGTCCCAGACCCACTCGCGTCCTTCCATAATACCTTGAACGAAAGCGTCTGGAGCACTGGGATCCGCAACAATGTCAGCAGCAGTAGCCAACATAAAGTCTTCACCCACGTAGTTAACGCCATCACGCTGAGTAAGAGATCCCATACCACGTGAAGAGACACCCAGTGTAACCCCATCATTGAGTAGGGCTCCGGCGATTCTTCCCATTGGTGTCTCGAGAATCTTAGCTCTTCCAATGAAGTTTGCTCCTTCTTGTTTTAGTGAAGTGATTTTATGAGACACGCGATCAAGATTAACAGTGGGCCCATCAGGGTGACCAAGCTCTCCCATCGCCCTATTCTTGGTGATGTACTCTTCGTTGTATCTTCCAACTTCTTTGGCGAGGATACGTGACTCGTAGATTCTTCCATTGCGATTCTTGATATCACCTTGGAGAAATGGACCTTGAATGTAGAAGTGCTTTTTACCAGCTTTCTCTTCTACGAGAACCTCAACGGCCTCAACTTCTTCTCTAATCAGTTTCATCGTAGTGTTCCTGGGATTCGGGTTCTTCTGAAGTTACCTCACCCTCAGCACTCATGTCTACGACAGGTGCGAAATAGTTTGTGGCAACATCTGCTTTGATGTCATTGATTGCAGAATAGGAACGCCCCATAAGTTCTGAGTTCATTACGTCAGAAGCTTCAGCATTCTTACCCTGTACAATCAAATCAATAAGTTCTGCAACTCTTGACATAATGTTTGTTTGGTATGTGGTTATTTATTACATGGGTACGCCAGCACCTTGCAGTGCTTGCATTGCCTGTGGATCCATTGGCATTTGTTGCTCCATGTCACCACTTATATCCATGTCACCTTCTATAGGTGCATTAGGATCTTGTGGTTCTTCCTGTGCATTTGGATTTTGTGCCATTTGTGCATTAGGATCAGGAATAATTCCAACGTTACGCTCATAAGAAATCTGTTGATCAATCTCTTTGATTTCTCCATCAGTGTAACCAAGAAGTCTGTTACGAACCTGATAAACACTGAAGTACTTACCAACGTAAGGCTCAGCCATGGCTGCTAATTGAAGACGATTAGTCATCAACTCCATCTCTTTGAGTTCAGCAAAGTGATTATCATAGATGAAGTCATAAGTGATGTGCTCCACCATGGAGTCATACTCCTTAGGAGTAACAACACCTTTGAGAACCAGTTGTGTCTTCAGGATGTCAGTAAAGAGATAAGAGAATTTCTTCCTCATCCTTCCAACAAACTTTGAAAACTTAACTTCATCTCTCATAATGTTGTCACTCTGACCAATCTGGAAAGAGGCTCCTTCGTCACCCATTCTAGATGAAGGAACGTTCAGAGACTTATAGAGTTTATCTTGGAAGTACTTGAGGTCAGTCAGTTCGCCAAGGTTTTGTCCACCAGGTAGTGTTGAAACCTCTGTACCTCTACCACCTTCTCTTCTAGGCAACCAATAGTCTTCCAGCATAGACATGAACTTCTTATCGTCCTTGATTTCACCAGTGTTCTGGTCATAAGAAACTTTAGTTCTGTAACGTGCCATCACGTCACGAAGATACTGTTCCGCTTTCTGCTTAGGTAGGTTACCCACGTCAATGTAGAACAACCTTCTTTCAGGTGCTCTTGCCATACGGTAGATAACAATTGCATCTTCCATCCAACGAAGTTGGTTCAAAGACTTACTTGCCTTGTTCAGATAGGAAAGAACCTGTCCAGAGTTACCATCAGTCAATCCTGATGTCACATAAGTGATTGCATCTCTGGCAATCTTGATAGACTGTCCTGCCTGTTGTCCCCATGTATTACCAATGTAGCTAATACCTTTCTTGTTATAAAGAAAGTACTCAACTACCCTTGCTGGCATCTGAGATTGTTGCTTACCAAAAACTTTTTCGTGGTTAGAAGAATATGTTTTCTGACTACTTCTTAGTTGTGGTTCTTGTAGTTCAGGTTTTCTATACTCTCTTACTGCCTTGATCTTCATGGCATCAATGTTTCTGATGTCAGTAATACCTCTTTCAGGATGTTGAAGATCAATCACCTTATGATAATAAAGTCTTCCATCAATGTACCAACGTCTGAACATCTCATGTGCTTTATTATTAAAATCTAAAAGGTGTAACAGATATGCGAACTCTTCTCTTATGATTGTCTTAATCCTTTCTGACACATCCAGATTTGACAAATCAATTGCCACTGGTGTGTCATTAGTGTCTGAGACGATTGCCTCATTAACAATATCTTCAATGGCAGAATCCACCTCTGGATGCATTGCCATACAACGATACTTCTTGATTTGTTCGCCATCTTGTGCAGCAGAACTATCAAGTGAAACGCTATACCCTGTAAGTCCACCAGCAGCGACGGTAACTCCGTCGTCCATATTAGGTGGTACAGGTGATATCTTGCCAAGTTGCTCTAAGGAGTTCTCTTTATAAGAAAAACCAAACAGTCTTGAATTCTGTTGTGGATTCACAGTAGTCTTTTATCTTTCCCGTGATACTATTTAGTTAATAAAAAAGGAACCCTTTTTGAGGGTTCCCATAAACTGATTGTAGCTGTAATCAGGAGGTGACTTTTGCGAGGTCATCAAGGTTGGGAACGTTCTCATCGCTAACGCGACCAGAAGTACCAACGTCATTGGCGTCCGAAGAATGCCAGAACTGATACTGGAAGGTAACTTGGTACTCTTCAATCGTATCAGTCGTACCAAAATCCAATGAAATTTCAGACATTGCAGAGGGCCAAGCACTGAATACCTTGTAGGTTCTCAGGTTCAATCCATCTCTGTCCAACTGACGAACTGTAAGATCTTGGAAGTAATTTTCCAGGACTGTTTCGCCAAGAGCGAAGTTGTGGTTCTGAATTCTTTCAGACCACTTCTCCATTGCCTTACGAACTGTGAAGTTAGCATCGTTGATAACTGTCAATGTCCACTCAGCGAAAACTCTGTCTCCAGCAACCTTCAACTGTCTTCCTCTGAAAGGAACACTAATCACACCCACATCACCTGCAGGAATGGCAGCTCCCTTACAGAGCATAGAAGCTTTCTGAATAACATCAGCTTGATCGTTTGTTGTTCCATCAGGGAATGTGAGGTCCACTTGGAACATGGTGGGGCGCACACCACCTCTTGCAAGAGTTCCCTTGAACTGGGAAATAGACTTACCGTAGTAAGCTGCGCCTTGGTTTTGTTGTGCCATAATTGTTTACCTCAGAGCTGTGCCCCTCTAAACAATGCTACCGACTCACTGAAGGTGACTCCAGTCTTCGTTGCAACAAAGTTCAGGGAGATAAAGTTGATGGACTTGTTAGGCTTGATGTAGATGTCAGCCACAAACTCGTTACGATCAATGATCTCAGGAGTGTTGTTGGAAGAATCACAAACAACCAGGAAGTCCAAGAGTCCTCTTCTAGACTGAACATCTCTCAGGAATGGCGCAACGTTGTTCACAAACATCGTTCGTGTTACAGCGTCGTTGAACTCAAACAAGACACTTCTAGAAATCTTACTGATTTCTCTTTCAAGAATCAGGAAGAGCTTACGAACGTTGATACGATCGAAGGCTGAAGAGTAGGTAAGAGCTGTCTTGTCACCATACAAGACTGTTCCTTCACCAGGGAATGTTACGACAGGGTTGATTCTGGCGCCAAAGAGTTGATCTCTCTGTTCCTTAGAAGGGTTGAATCCAAGCTTAACTACGTTACGAATCTGTCCTCTCTGAAGACCAGCTGGTGAGAACCAGGGCTCGTTGAAGTAAGATGTCGCTGCCATAAGTCCAGCGATGTCAGCATTCAATGCGACGTATCTGTACTTGTCATTAAACCTGTCATACATGTACTTGTATCCAGAGTCGAATACAGAGTATGAAGAGGAGGAGATCCTGTTGAAGTAGTCCACTGTATTATCAGTGATAACCTCAGCATTGAGAGGATCAAGAGCTGCGTACTTAGGTGGCGAAACAAACGCCATACAATCACGCTTAGACTCAGCGATGGAGATAATGAAGTTTGCCTTAGCAACTGCATCATCTTGATTATCAAACGAAGGACCCATCAGGACGTAGTCCAGATCCTCGATGTTCTCATCAATGAACTTCTGATAACCAGTTTGGATTTCACCCAGTGTGGAAGTCAAAGCATCTACACCACCCATAAGAACATAATTCTTATTGTCAATGTAAGCACTCATCTGTCCAGCCTTAAATCTCTCACCAATCCCTAGGTTACCCAGAGCGTCGTTAAGAGGAATAAGTGAAGTGGTGTCAACGTCAGTGTTGGCGAAGACATAGGATGAACTCTTGTTAACTACTTCAATGTAGTAGTTTCTGTTACCCTCAGGTGTCAATGCACCAGGGTTCTTGGAAAGGCTGTAGTAGTTCTCAAGGGTGTTACCTTTCGAACCAGTGATTTCACCAGTTGAATCATAGACAACCAAGTGAATCTCATCCTTACCTGATCCCTTATCAAGGGCGTTTGGTGAAGAACCAGGACGTCCAGCAAAGCGATACCAGGGAATACCATCAAAGGCAATCTGTTGAGTGTACCAATCTTCTGCTGCGTCAATCTGATAAATGACTGTTGCGTCATGCATCAAATCTTCATTGTTGACTGTCTCATACTGAACCAACCATCTTTCGATTGCTGAGCTCCAAGCGTAGACAGTTCCAAGAGTTGACTTAACTCTCTCACCATTTACAGGTGTTCTTTGCTTACCAGATGAAGAAACTGCAGGCCAGTTATTCTTCTTACCTTCCTCATAAGTGAGTCCGTTAGAAAGCCAAAGAGTATTAACAATTCTATCATCGATAGGATCGTCATTTACATCAGTGTCTCCATAAGAGTAAACAACATGCTCACCCAATACTTCAACTGATGTTGAAGGTGAAGTTGCATTGACGTTGTTATCTCTGGAAAGTCTGTTACCTTTGGTAAACAAGATGTCTTTACCATCAGCGTCTTTGGTGAGGTTAAGAATCTTAAAGATTCCATTCTCAACACGCATCACGATTCCTTTAGCACCAGTGGCTACACCAGCTGTATCAAATTCAACAATTGCTGAACCCTTAGTGATAAGTTCTGGAGCAACATAAACAATAAAGTTTACATTGTCAACACCCAAAGTGAATGGGTTAGTGCCATTTGCATTATCATAAGAGAATGCAAAGATGCCTGAGAAATTGTTTCCGCTAGTCACTTCAATGGTTTTACCATCAACAAATGATGCGGAGGAGTTAGCGTCTCCTGATCTCTGCCAACCAGCAGCAGAAGTAACATAAACACCATTATCTTTGGCGTCTGTTTGTCCTGTCAACAGGACTCTCTCACCACCACTCAAAGCAATTCCATCTACATCAGGTAGATAAGTCTTGGTAGCGAAGGTAATGTTGTCAGAACCAATTGTTGGATTGGTGGAACCATTATACTGGAACAAACCAGATTGAGTACCAGCCAGAACCTCAACTGTATTTCCATTCTCAAAGTCAGAGGATGAAGAAGCGTCAGATGAACGAGTCCAAACACCAGCATCATTGACATCATAGATGCCATTTTCAGTCTGATTAGTTTGGTTCTTCAACAGAACTCTATCACCATCACTAAGAGCAACACCATCAAGGCTGGATGCCCAATCAAACAAGTCAAAGGTGACGTTATCTGAACCAACTGTTGGAGTGTCAGTACCAACATACTCATAGAAATTACCAGTGGATGTTCCACCAGTCACTTCAACAAGTTTTCCAACTGTAAAGTCTGCGTCTGCATCAGCGTCAGCGGCTCTTGCGAAACCTGTAACTGCGTCAGCAACATAGATTCCATTCTCAGATACAGTAGACTGATCTGTAAGAAGAACTCTGTCACCATCATTCAGTGCAACACCACCAACAGTGGAGTTATAACTGAAAGCACCAAACGTCAGTGCGGTAGTTCCAAGAATTGGATTAGTCAGGTTAATGTACTCATAGAGTCCAGCACCTGTACTGTCTGTTACATTAACAACTGTTCCCTGAATAAATTCAGCGGAGTCATCAGCGTCAGATGAACGTGACCAAGCGCCACCAGCGGCAACATCATAGATGCCATTCTCAGCACTGTCAGTCTGTGCAATAAGAAGAACTCTGTCTCCATCACTAGGTGTAATACTGTCAATAACAGGTGTACCACCAGCTGAGATGTCAACGTTGGCAGAACCAACAAGCTTAACATCAGCACCAAACTGCGTTCTCAAAGAAATGTCAACGTTCACTGTTGAAGCGGCGTCCACATCAGCAAATGTAGATCTTACAGCTGTTCTATCCACATTAGCAGTAGAAGCTGTAATAACTGCACCATTAATAAAACTGGGGTAAACCTGAACATCAACGTTGGATGTAGATCTTACAGTTGCGTTCGCCCAGTTAGGCGGAGTAGCAAGAACCTCAGGCTCTGCTGCAATCTTAATGTAAGTACCTACGTTTGTAGCAACTGGCAATGTCTGATCGAAGGTTCCTCCGACAACATCATTACCATTAAAATCGATCCTGTAATCTTCGTCCAGAGTGTTCTGGTAATCAGCACCAGAGTCAACAACTGCAACGGCAATACCATTAGCCCAGGATCCTGGGTTTCTGGCAACAAACTTACCAGGAAGACTACCGATACCGGCAGCTGTCTGATAGTTCTCGAAGTAATCATCGTCATTCTTGACGTAATAAACTTCTGGATTTCCGTCGGAGTCAATGTCGGCTCCATCGTGTGCGTTACGCATTGTCTGAGTACCACCAGGGGTATCATCAGTTCTTACAACGTAACACTCACCTGAATACTCAAGGAAGTTATCTACAGAGAACCAGTACTCATAGTTCTCATCTGTTGGCTTGCCGAACGTGTCAACAAACTCTACTTCCTCACTGATACGAATGATTTGATCTACAGGACCCTTCTGAAACGGGCCTGCCAAGCAGCCCACGTTTTGAGTGATAGCATCACTCGAACCCCTAGTTAAGTCAACCTCTTGGATGACTACACCGGGAGAAGCGGTCTTAATAACCATTTGTCTCTCCTGAATATGTGTATATTCATTATTATTTAGATTTATTATCTTTGCGACTAATTACATCTCTCAACACAAATCAATTTTTATCTCTGAAAACCCTTATGAATAAAGGGTTTATTTACGTAACTCACCACCAACTAGGGTTACCACCATAAGGTGTGGACTCCCACTGCCACGGTGACATTGGTGCACCATATTCATCAATATCTGCACCCTTCCATACCAAACCAGACTTCTTTTCAACAATGATTTCCTCTGTGATTCCATCATCAATGAATCCAAATGGTGCCATGTCTTCGTCCATTCCTAACTTATCTTCTTCATACATCTCCTGCCTGACACTCTGATCAGTCATCTCTTTAAAGTAATCTTGTGCTACTGCCCAAGCGTAAATAACCATACACATCACTAAGTCATCATGGCATCCATCTTCGGCACAAAAAGACTCCCTCTTCTCAATAAACGTGGTGAGCTCGTTGATGAGTTGGAAGTCACTGAAGATAACCTTATCAGATTCCACCATCTGCTTGAGGTTACTACAACCAAGTTTCTTAGGCGCTTTCGCCATCTTAAGTCCAAGTTGGGTTTTACCTCCAGAGAAACCATGTCCTAGAACCTGACCTGCTCTACCTCTCATAGAAGTCATCAGTAGGTTCTCATACTCCATATCATAGAAGATAATAGATGCAACCTGGTCACCAATATCATTCACCTCACATAAAATCCACGCCTTGTTATAATTCTTTGCAACCTGAACTATAACATCAGGATACAACATTGGTTTGATTGTATTACTTCTATACTTACCCACCAACTTGTGAGGATAGTTAGTGATGTCAAACAATAAGAATGCAGAGTAATCCATTCTCATACCACGACTGACATCCACTGTCATCAGATACTCATGTCCTGGAATTGGATGCTCATAGATATCTAAACCACCTGATGTGGTGAGAGGATCATCATATGATAATGATTTTAGTTTAGATCCTGCAATGAGAGTACCAGCAGAACCAATGAAATCACATTCAAATTCTTGTTGGAATTGTTGTTCCGATGTGTTTGCAATGGTTTCTTGCTTCCACTTCTCATCTCTACCTGGTACTTCACTCCAGTGAGCCTCAGTAGGTCTATAACTGTTCCTACCCTTCTCTGCATCATTCCACAACTTATAGAAGTGGTTCATCCCATTGGGAGTAGAGACAATGATTACTTTTGTACTCTTACCAGATGAAATTGTAGGATACACAGAGGAGAAGAAGTCCTCTGCAACGTTAGTTGGGACGAATGCGAACTCATCCAGCATCACAATGTTATAAGAGAAACCACGAACAGCAGAACTAGAAGTTGAACTTGCTGAGATACGTGAACCATTCTCCAGTTCAATTGATCCCTTATTCCACGCCAAAACACCTTGTTGTAACCACTTAGGAAGATTC